ATGCTAATCCACGGGAACGTATATCTTGAAGTCCAAACAGTACCGGCGGCGCTCATAGTAAGTGTACTTGCGCTATCATTAACATTATACAAGAATGCACTGTCACCTTGAGAGTTTGCATAACCTCCGATTTGCAGACTTGTTACACCGGTTGCCACCCCAAAACTTTCTGCAAGCGCAATATAGCTTAAAGCAGTAATCAAATCATTGCACGATGCAATATAGGGAAGTTCACTTACCTCGCCGGTTCTTGTAACCAGAACGGACGGCAAACCTTTCGCGCCAGTTTTCACCTCCGCTTTGCCGATAATAGTATCGCCGCTATAAACATCATAGCTAGCGTTCAAAACATATCTGTTATAATCCGTGTTCGAGCTGCTCATAGTTACGGGGACGCCAACAGTCGGTGTATTAAGAACATCGGTTTCAATAAAGATGGGTGCATAGACTGTTCCGGCAGAGTTGCGGACAAAACCTACAATATCAATTCTTTCGCCGGTTTGCCAATGTGCAGTAATGTTACTACCTTTTTTGTATGCTGTTGTAATCTGTTCAAGCGTATAGTTGCATCTCAAACCAATACCAGATTGAAATACTACGGTAATATTCATGAAGTTTGTTTCAGCTGTAGCCGCCGCCGCGATAGCGCGTTCTGCGGCATTCTGTGCAAGAGAAGCCGCTTCGTTTGCCTCATCAGTCGCATTGATAGCATCCGCAGTTGCGTTTTGTGCGGCAGTTTTTGCTTTATTTGTTTCTGTAACAGCACTATTTGCGGCAGTAGTCGCTTCTGTTGCAAGTTTAGTTGCGGCTTCTGTAGCAGCAGTAGCAGTATTTGCTTTTGCAATTGCGTTATCAATGTCTCCGACTTTAGCTTCAATCGCGGCATTGATAAGTGGTATGGCAATATCTGGAATTGCTGCTTCTACAAGCGGCTGTGTGATATCTTTGACAGCCGCTTCAATCATCGGAGTAAGTGTTCCTGCTTGTGCCATTTCGTTAATTTTGGCATCAACATCATCGCTAATATCGAGATTATCCAAATATTCTTTACACCATACTTCGAGCTGCTCGAAGCTAATTCCAAGGTCTTTTACTGTTTTAATAATCCAATCGAGGTTCAGTTCATGCGGGTTAGTGTAGGGATATAAATGCTCCATTGTTCTTCATCCTTTCTTAATAAACCATAATACACAATTCGTGTGCAAAATCATCAGCAATTTGCGAATACATATTCAGATAAATATTTCGCTGCAATTCAATCATTTCGGGAGCGGTTAAACGTCCGGTTGCACCAGAGATTTTAATGTCGCGGTCGGTGTTCTGTGTGCCGTCATGTACGTTTTCATCCGTCACATTATCTTTGCTGTTGCCTTTAATAGTAGAATCTGCCGTTTCGCTGCTACCTCCAACCGTTGTCGCAATTCGTTGTGTGCTTTCTGCTGGTTGAAGTGTTCCACTATTGTAAGCGGCTTTACTCAATTTAGAGGTATCATTATCATTTGCTTGATTCTCTGTACGACTGCTATTATTTCCAGTAGTATTTTGTTCGCGGCTGGTAGAACCGTTTCGGGTTCGCGTGAATTTATCTTTCACGTTTTTATTCTCATTCCACGATTCCGTAAAGTCAATTAGCGGGTCATATTCAGCAATAGTCGTTTTTAAAAAGTATTCCCATTTGTCCGAATAGATATCACACAAAACTTTAATCGCGTTCTGCATAATAACATAGTCTGGAAATACTACTTCGAACGAATAGCATTTTTTCCGAATATAGTTAATAGCTTTGTCAACGTCCAAACCCTCAGGCACTTTGAAATACTTAAAGATTGTATCAGACCAATCAGTTCCTGTTACTGTCACTAGCGGCGGACGGAACGCCAGCATCCCCTCTATCGTCAATGTTGCCATTATATTCACCTCCTTTCTTTCCAGTTAACTGGATTCGCCAATCTACGCTCAATTGTGCATTCGGGAAATGTTCATTGATTTTCTTGATATCCTCTTTCCAATTCTGCATCCACATCTCCATTCGGGAAATGGTTTCTGCATTATTGGCGTTTACTTCGTCAACCAACATCCGTTCTTTCTTCTCAGTGTTTGCGTTCGGAATGCCGATATCTGTTGCAAACTGGTTCTCAATCTTTCGCATATCCTCAAGAATTTCTGTCACCAAATAATTCTTCGAGAGATCTTGCGAGAACATTTCCCAGTTCTTATTGCCTGTGGCGCTATCAACAATCTTTTTATCAATAACAACGCATGGCTCGCCTTGTGAAATTTGACCGAACATTTTTCGAAATGCTTTTGCCACCGCGTCATTGTCGGAGAAGAACACATAGCCGAATTGCGTTGTATTCAAATTTGACATGATAGTCTGCTCACATAAGGCAAGTTTTGCCGCGTAGCGGTCAACCATATCCATAATGCCGCAGTAGTCCGGCGTGAGCGTCAACAGCTCAGCATCTTCGCCGAATGTAAGTTCATATGTTTTCGTAGCATCGGGAAGTGTTACAATACAACCGGTTGGCTGATAGTAGATATTATATCCGCGCAATCCGGGTCTTGCAAAGATTGTACCGTATTCCGGCGTATCAAATACGACTACCGAACCCCAGCAGTAGAGCGTATACAAGAAATAGTTGTCTGCCCAGTTCGGATTCATTTTCCACTTTGCAACGCTCATTGCGCGCTGAAGCAGATATCGCCGATAATATGTTGCTGCTACGTTATCCAAATTGTGAACCGTAGATGGAATAATAGACCCATCGTACAAGTTCAGCATATCGTAGCTTGCAGGGATAAAATTATTCATAGAAAAATCCTCCACTTAAAAATGCATTGATTTCTGAAAGTTCTCCGTCTGTTGCAGGTGCTTCGCAGTGGGCATCAATAACTTTAATGTAGCCGCTATATTTTGATAGCTGCCCGCGTCTATATACAGGATAACCAACATCTGTATAATCGGGAAATTGAACAGGTATATCTACTGAATAAATCTGCAATTGTCTATAAGCATCTATTATAGCCCGACTGCCCATGTTGCCGGAATAATTGCAGGAAAGTGTAGTGGGATTTCCCATCATGTTGGCAAGGGTAGAAATTTTATTCAATTCTGTTAGAGCCGGATTTGAGCCCTCAAATTCTTGAGCTAAAGATACTGAACGTCGAGTTGCTGCGCTTGGAAATATTATTTGCGATGCCGTATTTACAAAACTTGAGATAAGTCCAGCACCACGTTGAGATGTCGCGGCATATGTGACGCTTAGTGGAATCGTTACGCCAATTGATGCTTGCATAATATATAACGGAGCGGTAGATAAATCTGTATATAATCTATATTGCGCTTCTCCGGTAAAAGTATCAACTAATATAGATACATTTAGCGTCGTTGCTGATGCTAGTGAATCTGATTCTAATTTTTGTAGTCCTAAACCGGGAAGAAAAATATAGATAGAGTGAAATTTGGCGTTGTTAAGATAGTGAGTCAAGATTGACGAATACTGCGGATGCTTCGGAATAGATATTTGTGATATCGTTTTACTAAATTTAGAAGTAGCTATACACGCTTTTCCTGTTAATGGTATTTTGAACCATCCGAGAGGAATTTCTGTTACATAATAGGTATCTGGGCGATTCGAATATATATCAAACGGATACCAATGGCAATCTACTAAAAATTGAAATGGGTCGAGATTGGCTTTTAAAATTTCTTTCGATATATCGCTATATTGTGTATTACTACTATCAGTTAAATTGTAGATAAAACTCTGCATTGCTTCGCTGGATAGTGCATAATAAGTTGTCCCGCCCGATGTCGCAATACTTGCCGAATGAGGTGCTCCCTGTACTGAGATAACATATGTGCCGCTTTCAAAATATGGAAACAATTCATATTGTTTAAAATTATTAACGGTCGCTAATCCCTTACCAATTGTAAGATTATCCACAATCGAGCCATCGCCGTCCGACGCGGCGCGTTCGATGTATTGATAGCTTGCACCGATATACGATTTCCATGTCGCGAGCGTGTCAACCGATAAGTGCAAGTTCCAATACCCATCTTTGAAAACATATCGAGTAACATAATAGTACCTCGTCCATTGTTCAATATAGCAGTAGTTATAGTCCGATTCAATATTCGGGCCGATACCATCCAGAACCAAAACCGGATTTATGATATCGCAAGTGTCTTTGATTTCACATTGCATCACCTTACCGGTTTCCAGTGGCGGCCGTTTTGTCGAGTTCAGTTTCTTTGAAAAGCTGAAAAAATACACTGGAAATGCCATTTCATTCTCCTTTCTTTCCAGTTAACTGGAAAACGAAAAGGACGCTTTCGCGTCCTCCTCGTCTTTAGTCCATCAGCAGGACGATGCCGTTTTCAGTGAAGTCATTCCAGTATCTATGCGTGAAATGATAGTAGAGATTAGTGTAACCGCCCGCTGCATTGAACGGAGTAGATGCACTCCATTCGTTGCAAATGTTATAACCGAGTGCATCCCTATCGAACAACACACCGAATACGTTATCACTCATCACCGGCTCTTCCGGCGTTGCCAAAGTGCCATCGGGTTTCATATACACCGGCGAAATTTCGATACTCGCCGGGTCTTTAATAGACTGCCAGAAGTTAATATTTTCATGGTCTGCCCATTTCAAGTAGTTATCATGATAAGCATCTGCCAATACTCGAGTATTGGTTTGAAATACTGTAGGTGTATTCAAATACACACGTAAATCTTCCGGCCGAGTATGACGTTCAATCGGCAGCCCCTCGAAATTCGTGTGGTAAATGGACGAACGTTCAGTCATCATTTCAGCAGCAGTTGCAACCTCGCCAAAAACCCATTTCATAAACTGGTCATAGTTGCTGTTATCAACAGCAGCTGCACCAGTAGAAGTTTTAAACTCACTAATAAGGTGACGAACGCGCGGACTACTAGTTTCTCCAACAGACGCGATAACGCCGCCGATGAAATTACAAAGAATCGCTCGAGCCATATTTTCGTTAGCTTGTTCAATCTGATTCGAAACGTTCTCCGCAATCATCGAATAAAATTGTGCAAATTCTGCTGGGCTGGAAAATGCCGTGTCAATCTGGTCTTTGAAGATAGTTGGAGATTGCTTTTGCCATGTAATAGAACCGTAGAAATTTGTCTGCTTTACTGCCGGTTTCTTGACTTTATACATATCAATGGACTGACCATCAGTCAGTGTAAATGCCTGGTTATCGTCAAATGCCTGGTCAGACACTTGCAGCTTACGCACAATATTTCCCCATCTATCTTTCGTCACTTGTACACCTTTAAATTTTGCATTGTACGGTCTGGACGAAAAAATAGTTTTTGTAAGTACTTGCCCGATAGCATTCATAATAGGGTCATAACCGGTTTTCAGTCCGACTTGCGCAACAGTCGCGAAATTATCACCCTGCAACAGTGTAATTGCAGAATTGCCAGTAGCCTGCGAAACAACACTATTAAGTACGCTTGATGCCTGTTCTACAGTAAGAGCATTCACTGCCATAATTATTTATCCTCCTTTGGGGCATTATAGCCCAGTAAATATTTATTGATATCGTCAATGGTTTCACTTTTTGCGCCATTGCTAATATCGCGGTTTGCGTTATTTTTCTGCATTCCCTCTACGGTTTTAGTCAGCTGCAAAATAGCATTCTGCATCTGCGTGAGTACATCCGGCTGCGTGTTGGGCACGGTTTCCGGCTGCGTGTTGGGCACGGTTTCCGGCTGCGTGTTGGGCACTGTTTCCGGCTGCGTGTTGGGCACTGTTTCCGGCTGCGTGTTGGGCACTGTTTCCGGCTGCGTTTTTCCAGTTGATTGGATATCCGCCGTAATTTTTGCAATATCCGCTTTGCTAAAACCTGCGGTTACAAGCGTGCAGAGTTGTTCTACGCTGATACTCATTTCAAAATCTCCTTCAGCAGTTCGTTAACGCGCTTCTGTACCGCGTCATATTTATCGCCGAGCTTCGCTTTCCGCGCCGCGCCGTTGCCATACTCGCCGCGAATAACTCCCCATGCAAGCTGGTCGATATCATAGGCCGGTTTAACTTCACAGAGCATTTCGTTTACACGCTTCTGCACTGCATCGTATTTGTCGCCGAGCGCTTCTTTTCGTTCATTGCCGTTGCCATATTTGCCGCGAATAACATCTCGCGCCAGTTCGTCAATATTATCTGGATTTTCAGCAAACGGAATTTCTTTCTTTCCGGCCAGATAAAGTTCCGGGTCAACAATTTCGCCATCAATTTTCATCGTAGTATGAAGATGCTTATCGGTAGCATATTTACCTGTACCGCCTTCATATGCTACAATTTCGCCAGCAGCTACATTGTCACCTGTTGCTACAAACATTTTTTCCAAATGTCTATAGCTCACGCTTACTTTTTCATTCGAAATTGTAATAACATTGCCATAGTAACTGTCGTAATATGCAGCTTCAACAGTGCCGTTAATTACCGAATGTACTGGTGTGCAGGATTTTCCATCATTGTAATTGCCCACACTGTCAATTGCCAAATGAGACGCGGAAAAGCGCTGAGAAATAAATCCGCGTGTATCATCATTGCCAGCGTACGGTTTCCAATTCTGATAGACAATCAAATACTTACTCATTATCCGTTTTACCCCCTAACATAATTCTAAGGTTATTCATTGCTTCCGTGTTGCGGTCAATTGCTTGTCGCATGTCCGAAAGCATTTCTGCATTTTTGGCATTCAGTTCGCTAATTTCGTTTTTATGCATAGCAGTGATTTTCGAAATATCGTCGCGATAGGTTTTATGCTGCACATAAATGTAATAACCCATTGCGAAACACATCGCAGCAAGCACGCCAAAGTTTTGCAGAATGTTCATAAAAGTTTCCATTTCCTCACCCCCCTCCTGAGTTTCAGCGCTCGAATGATAGGTTGAACTCGTTAGGTTCTCACCCTCTGCGCACCCGATTCCGTCGAGCTGATTATTTCAGCGCATTCAACCTATCGTTCCAACGCTGAAAGTTCCAGTTGACTGGACTTTCAGCGGCGGAAACTATCGTTGGACAAATTCGAAAAATGCTTCGAACGTGACCTTTTCCGTGTAAGTTTCAAATCGTACCTTGCCGTTAAGATATGCCATTTTAAGAAAAGCATAACGCGCTCTGAATTGCCGAGCTTCAGCTCCGAATGGTTGAAAGCATTTAACACTTTTTGGAATTGTGCTTGTAACATAGAATACGGAATTATCTCGATTAACAAATATTCCAATGTTACCGATTGCACATACCGGCGTAAATGGTTTCAAATTATAGCTCTGCACATATGCAAAATCATCATTGTTAAATTCATTATCAATAGCCATCTTTGCATATTCAGATTTTTCACCGGCCATTCTATAAAGAGCCGTTTCTTTTTTCTGTACGCTAATTGGAGAATTTTTAAAGTTAATCAGCAGCGTATCGCGGTCACGCAATTCCGTGTATTCTCTACCGGTTTCAATCATTCTGCCGTAATATTTCATTAACCCGAGGTCAATGAAGTACGGATTTGCAAGTGAATCGCTATTGCTTAGACCGGTAAAACGAACAGGCGGCTGTCCCTGTAATTCACGGTTTCTGTTTACCGTTTCATATAGGTTCAGTAAAGCAAAACATTCTTTTTTAATCGGACGCGCGTGTGGTTCAGGTACGAATTCATCATAGATAATATCTTGAATGATATCTGCATTTAAACCGCGGACGTTATAGAACGTTGAGAGCGCCGACATATAACCAACGAGTTCTTTTTCTTCGCCATCTTGTCTATATATACGTGTTAAATCTTCATGCGGAACATCTTCATATTTATATTCTTCGTTGTACATCTTCGCGATAGGATTAAGAGGTGAGAAATCTTTGCTTTTTATCGCTTGATATTGCTTTGCCGTCCGACGAATATAAAGAAATATTCTCGAATTTATATGAAGATGGTCATCTAAACATCCGAATGTTTTGCCGATTGCGCGCCCGCCTGTTAACCAATTCCAAGTAAAATTTTTACTGTAAATAGATGGAAAATCTACATAACCGTTGCGTAGATATAAATTCACTTCACGGTCACGCGAACCACCGTGTTCCCTGCTTTCGTTTCGGTCAGCTCAAACGCCAGATGAATTTTATCTTCGCACTGTGCGTATTCATCACGGGCTGCCATCACATCGCCGTCGAAATCGTCAACAATGCGCTGAAAAATCTTACTTGCCACAAGACCACCGTTATAATAACGTTTAGAATCTTCTGCAAACGTCATCACAACAAACGCTTTGTCATTCAGAACGGCAAAGTCAAAGTCCGTGATGGTCACGCCGTCCGGATATTCGCGAACGATATCTTTCGTCTTAATCTGTTCGCGGCCAGTCATGAGTTCAGAGAGGGTAGTCATTTTTTCAGCAGTCTTTTTGAAGTTGTACATGGTATTAGCACTCCTTAATCAATTAAATAATTTATTTGTTCGAGATAATTCGCGTAGGCTTTTGCGATAGTGATTGTGTATTCACCATCGAGAATTGCGGCGTTGCCAGGTATCAATATTGTATGTCCTTCTACTTCCCGATATTCGGGCTTATGGTCATGATATATTACAATATTTTTTCCGGCCAGTGTAAACTCGAACCCCGATTTGAAATTCTCAAGAGTTTGTAATTCCTTCGCCGCATAGGTTTTTATGCGTTCTGTTTGCTGTTCTTTTGGTAACTTCTTTGTTGAAACGCCTGCACATGTGATGCCTAAAACACCGTGTTTTTCATACGCATATTTCTTAGCCCCCAATGTTATGAATTTATCGTATGGCTCTTCGTTCTCAAACACGCCCATATAATGCCGCTTGCCGTTTTTATCATCGGCGAAAGATTCATTGACTTTGCACTTCTTGATTATGTCTTTGTTCAGTTGACTAAACGAATGTTTGCCAACATATTTAACACTATCAGTATCGCAATAAACAAAATCTTTGCCCACAATATCAATTGCATGCCGCAATGATTCGCGCGTTCTCGCTGTTGTCCATACTCCGAATTGATACGGAAGAACGGTTTTCTGTAATCGTCCTTCATTCTTTTGAACATAGTCGTTATTTTCATAGAGCCAATTATCAATGTAAGGGTCTTGCGCGCTCATGCCGTAAATAGCGTTAAGTTTATTTTTACTTTTCATGTAAAAGTATTCTTGACCATCAACACCTTTTAAGGTTGTCTTTGCACGGTAATAATCTTGCACTACTTTCACGAGTCCGTTTGGTAATGACCCATATGATGCCACCCATAGTTCAAGTATTTCAGCGGATTCCCACGAATAATTTTCTTTTACAATTTTATAATCAATATCAGTAAGTGCAGTATCTAATTGCGCCGCACACACTACTCGTCCATTGTCAAGAACACGTTCGCCAGTAACTTTTACTTTTGCAAATGAAAGATACGGTTGTGGCGGAAACGGTTCTTTTGAAAATAAGTTCGTGAATCGAATCCGAAATACAAGAGCTTTTTTGTGGACAAATAGTAATTTTTCCATTGTTTCGAATGTCGGATTTTCACGTTTTTTGAATTGCGAAATCGGAAAGTACTCCAAACATTGAACGCTCGGATATGCTGACGATTTATCCACGCTTTTAACATCTGCTATGACTTTGCCGGAATATGCGGGATTGGCATGTACATCACCACCTCTAAATGCATCTTTCAGTATGTGGTATAATTCTTCATCGGGATAGAGCGGTTTTAGAAAACGTTGGAAATATGAAACTGCTTTTCGAACGTCTCTTCGTACATATCCCGTTGAAGTCAGAGGAATTGAATAGAGCGTATCGCCATCTTTTTCCATTTGAATGCGCATTGCTTCTATCAGCCCGACTACATCATTTTCGCAATAGTCCAGTTGACTGGAAGTTAATTGCGTCCATGAATAACGTTTCGCTTTATAATCGAAATCGTCACCGGAAAGTTTCGAGTGAGCCGCGCCCATTTTGTGAGTAAAAGCGTCCAATGACATATTCGTCTGCTTGTATGAACAACGAAATTCAATGTTTTCCCATCGCGCGGTTATTGGTTTTCGCTTGCCAACGAGAAATACTTTCTTCCATTCAAAGAACCATCGCATAAATTGCCATTCATATGCAAGATTATGAACCCAAACAATAAGAACCTGTTTTGCGGGTAGATTTGCATTTATCATGGATAGGCATTCTTGAAACTGCTCCCATGTTCTACCGTAAAGCGTTGCATAATTTTCTATACCGAACATCCAAATATACATAGATGCCTCCGGATGCTCTTTATCTGTATCTATCAGAGCGGTTTCAATATCAAAAGCCGACAATGTATGCGAATAATATTCTTTTCGGTGTCCGTTTTCGTCACAAGTGTTTGCACCCCAACGTGCGTGATGGCCAGAATCAGTTTCTCGTTTTAAATCGTGCAAGGATGAAAAATCGAAACTGTTCATAGGGAATCATCATTAAATTTCACCTCTTTCCCGAAGCCATCTAACATAGATATATAACTTCGCGCAGATACATTTTCCATAATATCGCCCATATATGTATCAAATTGCGCCGGGTCGTCAAGAGCCTCGAGAAGTTCATCAGATGGCACTGTTGATAATGAATCGCGTAACATTTCAAGCGCTTCTACGGCTTTTTCAAGATTTTCTTCGTTTATATGCGTATAACCAAATTCGTGAAATGTGCGAATTTTATTTTTACGCATTTTTTTATATGCCGTTATTGTTGTAGGCTTTTCTAAAAAATTCTGCATATCACGCAAAACCGCATTTTCAATTCCGCGTTCCGTGGCAGCTTTTTCGTTCGGTAAACCGCCAATATTTGCATAACGATACAAGAAATTCGAAACGACAGAAGTTTTTCCGATTTTCTTTTCCAACGCATTGATACGGCGTTTTACTTTTCTATACGTTTTTTCATACTCAGTTAGCGCCATAATCTTCTTCCTCAGTGTAATAATAACATTCCGCTTTATGCGTCCTATCACCTATTACCGGCTTAATAATTTTTATTCCACGTCCATATAAGCCATAATAAGGTGCAACCACATCGGCAGATACAACACTATAAGAATGCGCGCGTTTTTTAAGAACAAGAGTTACGTCAAGAACAGTTTCGATAAGTAAAAGAAAATCGCTGAAACAGAGATTATAAAGGTAATACATTGCGGCAGCTTTTTCATAAACTTTACCGCCGCAAGTGTGACAGTAATATTGAAAATCTTCTTTAATTTCTTCAGCATCAATGTTTATAAACTTGCCATTCCGTGTTTTTAATTGCATTTTGACTCCGCCACCCTTTCATCGAAATAAAGCATGAAAATATATTCATCAGTATCTTTTTTATAACACCATTCGACACCTGGAATTTTTTCGCAATTTTCTTGTTCTGCAATAATTCCCATTGCCGCAAGGCCAATTTCTATTTGTTCTGCTATCTCGCAAAATGTTCCGATTGGATTAGTATCGGTTAGCGTAATAATTCTACGGTCATTATTTTCGCTGTTCTCGATTTTGAATGCCTGAAAACGTATTGTCATGTAAACCTTCCTTCTACCAACGGATAACCCCGATTCCAGTTAACTGGAAATCGGGATTCTGTTCAATTTTTCAGTTAGTCCGCAATCGCCTCGGATAAACACACCCCATAAATTCGTTTGTTGGATTCAATGAAGTATTTCGTGTCAGTTACTTTTACAATCACCTTAACGTCTTCCCCCGAATCGCTGAATACGTAATTCTTAATATAAACATCAAAAGCGGTTCGATTATTCCACTGTTCGAGTACCATAACATAATCGCCATCACCCCGCCGCACTGTTACCGAAAACGATTTCATTTCGCCGTTGGCGGCATTGGACGTTTCGGCGGGCGCGGCGGTTTCGCCGCTGTTTGAATTCGTGGCGTCCTTGGTGCCGCCTTTAAGCGTTTCGTGTTCCGTTGTAGTTTCCTGGTTTTTCTGATTTTTGACATACGCGCGCAACTCCTTCTGCGTCATAGTCGGAGAAATTTCACCATCTTCAACGGCTTTCTTTACCGTTTCCGTGTCCAGCGGGAGCAGCTCCGAAAGTTTGGAATAGGTAAAATCTAATCCATCTTTCTGTAGAATCGTTCCCGCCGCATCGGGGAGCATGTAATTTTTGGCAATTTTCATCATATTGTAAACGGTAGCTTTTTTGTAACCGAATACAGAGCTTGCGAATTGGTCGATAGATTTGAACCCGTCTTGTACATACAGCCGCTTGCATTCCACGTTGTAAAGCACCTGTGCAATTGTATATGCTGCGCGTTCACGGGTTTGCTCAAGTTTTACCACCTTGCGTGCTGCCGTGCGCAGTTCGGGATTTTTGAGAGAATCAACGCGGGACGTTTCGATGATTTTTACGTTTTCTGCCATTGTAATTACCTCTTTCTTTCGTTGTCCAGTTGACTGGACTTTGATTTAGAAGAATTTTGCCATATAGGAAGGAATTGACAGCGTGCCCGATTTGATGTTGCACACGCAACCCTTTTCCGCTTTTTGCCAGTCGGACGCGGCGTAGAGCGCGTCACGGAAGGTAGTGTAGGTCTGGTAGTTTTTACCATACCAACATTTGACGGTCAACATGTAGATGTTCTTTTTGACCATTTAGTATTCACTCTCTTTCCTTTACTGTACCTATATTATACTCTGCGGTTATGAACTCCGTATGAACAGAGTGTGAACAGTTTGTAAACAGTTTGTGAACAGTTTGTGAACACATGTAATTCCAAATCTGACAAATTTTACCAAAACATGCCGTTCCCTTTTTTGACAAATTTTGACAAAAAGCATGTGTTGGGGAATATTCCCATAATTGGGAATGCGCCTGC